TATAATCACCAATAATTTTAGATAGAGTCAGATCAAGAAGACCGTACCTAAAGAATGTATAAGCGTCTTTATCTATACCTTCTGAAGTTTCATCAACAAAGGAGTTAACTGCCCAGCCACCAAGAGGTATACCAGCACCACCAAACATAACAAGTTGTGACAAACCAAGCCTAATTCTTTCAGCGTCAGTTAAGTTTGCACCAAAGAAAATATTCTCCATAAGCTTTGCCTGATAGGAAAGCCATTGAGTAGGAAGGGACATAAAGCCTTGCTGCCACCAAGCCGAAGAAGCTCTCGTCATATTCATTGTAAGAGCATCAGCACGGTTCGTAATGAAGTCATCCATGATCCTGAAGCCAACATCAGTCGTAACATCAAGGACAGGATACGCCTTCCTAAACTCACGATAGGCTACATTACTTGCCATTAATCTCTGAACACGTTCACCCTCGTTAAAGAAGACGCGCCCTTTTTCTCTGAACTTATTAATAGCACCCTTTGTAATATTAGCGGTGTTGTTTAGTTCTGTAATATTTTGATTGACTTCAAATCTACCAGACTTTCTAAGATATGAGATAGACTCGATAAACTCTCCTTCAGTCATTCCAATAAAAGAACCAGATCTTTTATAGATCTCTTTAATAGTTTCTGGATCTGGTCTAAGCATAGCCGCTCTTAAGGGAAGATACGAAGCAGCAGACTTAAGTCCATTCATTGGAGAAATAGCTATAATGTTCATAGCAGAAGATGCCTGAACAACAAACTGATCAGGATTAAATGTCCCCATCTTCATGTCAAAAGCAAGACTACGAAGGAATACATCAGGTCTTACAGTCATTCTATCAATGACATCGATACCCTTGCCACCAACTTTATAGCTAGTGTCAAAGATCCATTCGCCTAACCCAGCCATCCTTCTGTCCCAAGCCTGAGCAAACTCGTTGCTCTCACTCAATCTATTCAGGATAACTCTTCTCTCTGTCTTAAGTTTATCACCAGCCTTAGAGTTAACAAGCTGAGCTTCTTTCAACTGCTGATAGAAAGGTTTATTCTGAATATCGTTATAGTTTAATATAAGGTTATTCTTAACCCCAGCACCAAGCCAGCCCTCGACTGACTTCATCGAGTACTCTCTTTCAGCTACGTAGTTTACACCCTTAGCAAAGTCTCTTTCAATAGCACGGACAGGATCAACAGTCTTAAACTTTCCACCACCATACCCATACATAATAGCATTATCTATTGCACCCTTAGAGTAAAGGTCTTCGTATGTTGTAAATTTACCAAGGCGATAGTTTTCAAAGTATTCAACACCAACATCAGGAAGGTTCATATCCTTCGTTACAATCTGAATGTCTTCTGCTGTATTGACACCATGTTTATCAAAGAAAACTTTTAGCCCATCAGTATCCTCAATGCTAGGATTAAAACCATTATTAGCCCTAACCAAATTATCCATGAGTTCTTTTGAGATAGACCCCGCTTCATAATCACGAAGTCCCTTCAAAAGAATATTAGTCTCAGTACCCATACGGACAAGTTCTTTTGCTGTCCTAGCTACCCCAAAGATAACTGGAGTAAGATTAATAGGATTATCAGAAAGGTCTACTGATTTTCTTTGAGAGGTAAGCATACCATGAATGTTGTCTGTTGACCTATACCCTCCAGCAATCTTTGGTACGACATCTGATGAAAGAAGAGGACGAGAAATTTTTAAATCACCAGTTGCATAGAGAGCAGACTTACCCCCTATCTTTGGACCGTTATCAACATCAACAATCTGATAAAGTGTACGCTCCTTACGACCCTTATTAAAGTCCTTAAGGCTCATCATTTTACCAGTATTAAAATCTAGGATTTGTTCCTGACCATACTCTTTACCACTTGGAAGCCTTCCAGAAGGAAGCTTCTTCATACGATAAAAAGTCTGACCATCGGAAGAACCCATAAACTGGTCTATTGTTTCGCCTGTTGTTCTCTTTAGAATTTTATCAGCTTCTATTAGCTGACGAGTATTAGCAAGTTTATAGGCAGAGGTATATCCATCGATTACTTCTTGAGTAGCAGTTCTACCAGTCTGATTATAAAAGACATCTTTAAAAGTGCTGATATCATACCAGTCACCATTAAGAGGATTTTCTGTCTTCAGTTTACTAATAACAAGATCAATACCATTGATATCTTCTTTGCTAATCTTCTTAAAGATACGAGCATGAGTCTTAAAAATCTCTACTTCGACAGCACCAATCTTATCAAGACCTCTTTTTAGGACAGTATTTAAGTCCTTACTAGAGGTAATCTCAGGAGAAAGAAGAATATCAAACATATTTGCACGAAGCTTACCTAGCTCAGTAGCACTTGACAAGCCTTTCATATTCAAGTTTCTATCAAACTTAACTACGAAACCTTCCGGGGCTGTACCCGATGAGTTAACACCGTACGGTTCCACTCTACCACCAAGAGTCTTAGCAAACTTCTCAGCGTTGATCTTGTCTACGAAGGGAAGTCCATTGTCCTTACCCATTGTAATCTCAACAGTGTAATTATCAAATCCGATATCCTTCTCGGCAATGTCAAGGACATGGTATCTTGTAGTCTTTTCTAGTTCAACTTTCTTTCTAGACTTAGCAGCCTGAAGAACTTCCTCTGAATAGATACCCTTATAAGCATTACGAAGATAGTCGTAATAATCGTTTGAAACTTCATTTGAAAGGGTTGGCTTAATAGTAGGCCCCATACCATTGCTACCTACGGAAGAAGAAGAAGGAGCGGCATGTTTCGCTGTATTAATTGATGTTTCAGAATTAGACAAAGCTGTATCAAGTATGTTGTTAGCAGCTACTTTACCACCAGTAGCCTCTCCCATCTCAAGAGCATCCGTTGCCACAGAAAGCTTTGCTGCTGTTCCTGTAGTTTTAAGACCTTTTCCAGTAAGACCAAAAGCCTTACCAAATGGGATTAACCCTGCAACATCCAAAGCAAGCCAAATTTCTTCAGCTTCTCCAGTACCACCAGACTTAATAGTTTCAAAGACAGACCAGTAATTAAAACTATTATCACCAAAGATACCACGTTCTTTAGCTTGTCTAGCAAGATCCTTTGCAATCAGTCTTTTTTTATCGAGGTCTGTTTCAGTAAGCATGGCTTGAAGAGCCTCTCTACCAAATTGAGACTTTCCTTTCCAATCTCCAACACTTTCCCCTGCAACACCAAGGAAATTTTCTGCTACACCAACTGTGCTTTCTGTAAAAAGCATACCAAAAAAAGATCCAGCAGTGCCAATGAAACCTTCATCTGGAGCAACCTTTAGAAATTCTTCTGTCAAAATTGCTTGGGTAATACCTCGATTATCTACCTTTGGATCAAACTTATCTATAAGAATGCCTTCAAGGACATCCTTTGAATCACCAGCCTTAAGAAGCATTTCAGTATTAATACGATATGTATCAAGGGTTTTCTTAAATTCTTCCGGCGTCTGTCCAGTAGCATAAGCATTATTAAGAACAGGAGTATAATTAATATCTGTCTTCTCAGATAGAAGCTCCTGTGATCTACCTTCTTCAATAGCTACTTTAGCTTCAGTGACAGAGATATTAAGATGATTGGCATATCTCTCTGCAAGAGAAAGCTTATACTTCTCTGTCTTAGTTACTTCTTCATTTACTTCTTCTTCAGATGGAAAGACACTCTTGACAACTTCAAGCTCTTTTGATCCAAAGACTTCATCAAAGATACCCATTCAATTTACCCAAAGATCTTAGGAGTCGGGAATGCACCAAGGATATTACTAGCCATGCTACCAAAGCCAGCCCACTTACTAGCATCCATCTCGTACTGAGCGGCCTTGTTAAGGAACTTCTGCTGAACTTGAGCAGACTTAGCAGCAGTCTGTTGGTACCCAAGACCAGAGAGAACCTGACCCTGAAGACCAGAGAGACCAGTCATAAGCGAACTAGAAGAGAACTTACCTTGCCCACCACCGATCTGAGCGGAGATGTTAACAGTCTGGCCCCTAGCAATAGCAGCTTCACGTAGCATACGCCGTCTCTCACGCATATCAGCCATCTTCTGCATCTTGAGTTGTTCTTGAGCAGCCTTCTGCTGCATCTCCATAGCCTTTTCCTGAGCCTTCATTGCCTTCATGCTACCAACAGCACCGACAATCCCACCAACAACACCACCCATTTTATACTTCCTTCCAGTATGCAATCTCTTGTTCAGAGTAACCCATTTTATTTAAAACCTTACCCAGTTTCTCTGGGCTTAATCCTTTAAAAGAACTTATCGAAAGTGTCTTAGCACCTCTGTACTTACCCCAAGCTTCGAAGGATCTCAGCATCTCTAACCCATACTTTCTATGTTCTTCTGATACATAGATCGAAAGGCAATACGCTATCTTCTTTGAATGGAAGTACTGATCTGTTAGAAGTCCTAAGACATACCCAGAAATCTTACCGTCTATTAGCAATACTATTCCAGTATACTCTTCATTAAGTAAGGCATTATCGAAGAGATCTTTAATCTTGTCTTCTTCGAACTCCTCATCAGGGAGGGCTTTACTTACGGCTTCTTTTATAAGGGTTACTAACTCTTCATAATCTTCAGGTTTACAATACCTAATAACTGGTATTACTTGCATCGACAGTTTCCCAACCAATAAGGTTCAGGTCTTTACCTGTCTCGCTTTCGAAGCGCATACGCAAGACTCGACCCTTACCTCTTATCTTTGTCCTAGCTACAATTGTATCATAAGGATAAGTAAAAGTCAAATCGTTTATATCTACGGTTGGGTAATTCACCATACGGTATATCTGGCTTGGGGTACTCCATCTAGAACTATCAACAGAGAGATCCCACTTAACAGTAAAGATACAGCCAGAGGGATAGTCTGCTACATAACCCTCATTTACTGGGATAAAGTTCTCCTCTGTCCTTCTCATATAGCTTACGATGTACGGTACATTCTTCTTGAGCATAGCCGAACCGGAGAAGTCATAGGCTGTCTCAGCGTAAGAAGAGTAATTAGCAGAACCCCAGTCAAGGAAAGCCCTATCAGTAAAGTTAGCAACAGTAAGATATCCATCATCGGTCCTTACGAAAAACTTTGTATCAGAGTTAGATGCAGAGCTAGACGAGATTGTCTCTACAACAGTATTAGAACTGGCATCGATTACTTGATCGGCACCAACAAGAATATTATAGGCTACTTCACTAGAGCCAAGACCAGATAGGAAGAACCCACCGTAGAGATACGGGCTAGCTTCTGTCGCATTAGATATCTCCCAAGGGAAGAAAGCCTGAAGGTTAAGATCATAGATAAGGATCTTAGTCTTCTTATTAGCGATTGTTTCTGTCTCACTAGAGTACATCCAGATGATTCGTTTACCCAGTCTATCGAAGACAGCCGTAGCATCCTTCTTCTTGTCAGGAGAGATAGCATCGTAGAAAGAACGAATGTTATCCGACATACTCGTAACAAACGGAGTAGATTCTTTAATGGCTACGGTGTAAATACCAGAGGTATCCCAATAGACAGGAGAGTCTGCAACATTAATCAAGGTTCTCTTGCTAGAGATACCGAAGCTGGATATCTTACTAACGTAGTACTCTGTAGCCTTAAAGACCTGATCGACACCACCGATAACCCATACACCGTTAGCAGCGAGGACATACAGGATAGAACCTGTCGTGAAGAGAGCTTGGATACTGGAAGCCTCAGGAATAATGATGTACCCACCATCAGAGTCTACCAGACCGGGAGTATCTTCAGAGGTAGGATCTTCTTTCTGGTAGCAAAGACCAAAGTCCTTCTCGCTTTCGATTGTCTTTGAGTAGAAGATCTTACCACCGTTCTTACTCGAATCAAGACCAGCATACCAGACTCTACCAGCATACGGTGCAACAGAGTTAAACCTAGCGGTCTCAACAACCGTTGTAAGATTGTTAATGCTAGAAGCAGCAGATCTATTCTGATTAAAGAAGTCCAGAATGAAGTGACCATTCGGAGCAAGGGTATTACCGTATTCAATCTTTAAGTACTGGTCGATGTCCTGATCATTACTCGTATTCTTACCAACCCACCAAGACTTGTTTCTAGGGGGAAAGTCACCAGTTCTTGTATTGTCCCAATAGTCAAAGGCATTACCAGACCTACCATTATTATCTGAGTACCATCCCTGATTAAAGAGATCGTAGAGATAGTTATTCGTAATAGCAGCAGGAGGAGTCTCAGGTGCTACTTCTTTAATTGCTAGACCAGTCGCTGCTGTACTAGAGAAGTTTGCACCAGCGAGAGTGTAAGTCATAGTCGTGCTAGTCGGAGCACCAGCAAGAGTAAACGTACCGTTAAATTGGAAGATACTGGAATCAATCTCTACAGTATCACCAGCATTATAATAGTGTGGCGTATTAACTGTAACAGTAACAAGGTTGCTTGTTCTAGAGATAAAGGTAATATTCGAGGACATCCCAAGATATTCAAGATCTCTAATCTGGACCTTGATCTTAGAGACAGTAATGTTGTCATCGTTAGGGATGTACTCTACACGGATAGGGTCGATAGCCGGGGATACAATGATGAGATACCCAGTAACAGAAGCCGTATTGATGTAAGTGCTAGAGACAGAGTAGCTATTATTAGCAGAGTAATTATTCAGGTCAATGCTGAAAGACTTCTGACCAGCAGAAATAGTGTCAAGAGACTTATCGTAGAAGTAGACCATGTTGTTATGCTGGACAACGAGGAACTCAGTACCACCGATACCGGATACGTTTGTCCAAGTCTCGTTGTGGATAAGATCACCAGAGGCTACAGCAAAGGTACTGTTCTGATAGTTATCTTCGTAGGCAATGCCTCTTCTTCTGCGTCTGCTACCATCAATAAGAAGATCAAAGTTTAGTTCGTCTGAAGAAGTGTTCTCAGGATAGGTCATTACAGAGGCTTCAGTATAAAGCCCCTTAATAAAAGTATTTACAGTTTTTTGACTATACTGTTGTGGTGGCACTCTTCTTTTCCTTTAACTTCGGAGGAGGAGCCTTTTCCTCACCGAACATTCTATCCCACTTAGCTTCCTTACTTTCGGGTGTATGCACCAACCAGTAGGTTAAATCAGCTAGGGCTGTCTTTCTATTTGTGTAATAACCGGAGAGATGCTCAGGCATACTGCCACTCTCGGACTTAATCTTAAACATACTATAGCCATCGGTAGGCTTATAAATAGTAAACATCGACTTTCTTTTAGAGGTAGTTACATTAAGAATTGTACCCTCTTTATTCTCTTCAGTTACGATAAGGTCGCTATCGTCTTCTACCATAGTCATTGAGTATCCTTTGTTCTCCAGTCTTCCAGCGATTGTTCTTCTGGAAGTATCTGTGCTTTCTAGCAAACTGTTCTGTTTTGATGTCAGGGCCACCCTTAAACAAGGATTCAGCCCTGACTTTAACCTCAGCAAGGTAATAGGGAAAGATCGTATCATCCATGTCTGGAGTAGAATCGTCTGTCAGAATGAATGACGGAAGCTTAATCCCTAGTACCATAGTCTTACTGCTTTGCAGAGTAGTATCTACAGAGCTTTTATAACTATCGAAGCAAAGATACGTATCATCAAATGATGTGTAATAGTCAGGCATCTTGCTGTTATCGATAGGAAGAGATATTCCTGATACGGGGTCGGTAACAATAATTATCTCGGATGAAGAGGTATCCCTCTTGACAATTCTCTGAATAAATTCATCCGGTAAAATATAATCGATAAGTTTGTAGTCAAGTTGTCCAGCAGTCTCAGATACATTGTATCTCAACTCCTTGATCTCAGTGATGCTATCAGCATCCATAAAGTTAGGACGAGTAGAATCAGACAGCCCAGTTACTGTCATCAACTCTGTATGTTCAGGAAGATCGACTGTCGTAATTACATCATAGTACACACTCCTACAGACATTAGCTATTTGGGTTGCTTCTACTGTATCGGAAATGCTGTTAACCTCATCGGAGTCTAAATCATTCAGGACATCCTGAACAATCTCCAAGAGTGTCATTTTAATTGTAGCCATTATTCTTACCTAGCCTTATGTACACGGGCTGTGATTAGACCAATATTAATGATATTGGCAGTACCGGGATCTGTTTGAAGATAGATTCTAGCACCATGAGACACCATATTAGATGTAACTGGAAATAATGCAGTTTCAGTAATAACCTGACCAGCACCCTTAATCAGGGATACCGTTGTTTCCCCAAGAAGTGTAGCATAGGTAGTACCATCAGAGGAGCCATAAAGAATAATATTAATAAATGAAGGAGTACCCGGATTAAGATTATAAATCTGAAATGTAGTAGTAATAGAATGAAGATCTCCCGCAGCAACAAACTGAAGAGTTTCAGTACTCAAGTTCATAAGACTGGAAGTCGTACCCGTAAGGGTAATCGGAATCTGAGATACAGTATCATCTGTCGTAAGGGGAAGAAGAACAGGTGTAGTACTAATCGCTAGTGCTGTAGTCCCTACGTATGTCGTATTAGTATATTTACCCCAGCCTGTACCGGGGAACCTATTAGCATTAGTCCATGTACCAGAGCCACTACCATTAGCTAGATAAAGCTGGTTAGCTGAAGCCGTAGAGATACCCTTAGGCTCATGGAGGTTAGGATCTGTCAGACTACTGTGCTGCACGTTCGCCAATTTATATTCCTCCTTTTGCTCTTTCTAAGAGACAAATTGAAATAACTGATTCTTTTGTTTGAGGTGGAAAGGAAGCATTTTTACCACCGAAATGACTATGAAAAAGACTATGGTCATTGGCACAAAGAACAACAGCAGTACCTTTTTCTAAGTCTTGTAGATTAGCTACAGCACTTTGACTTCTACCGTATCTCTTATAATCTCTGTGTAAATGATGGACCTCCAAGACTTCATGTCTCTTAATACCACATACACAACACCCATATTCAGAAAGTTTTTGTTTAGAAGTTAAATTTTTAGAGTATGCTTTTTGGTTTGTTATTTCTCTTTTACAGTCTAAACACTCTCCTCTAAGGTATCCTTGTTTAGTACTGGCTATTGGGTACATACTTTCGTCTTTAACTTCAAGACACTTTGTACATTTCTTAGCCATCTATAGTTCACCCCGGAGGACCATTAGTATTATTATATCGATTCTTTCAAAGATGTCAAGGGGGACCATCTCTGATCCCCCAAGAGTAGCATTAGAGTTCGATGTACTCGATCACGAGTCTACCACGGCCAGACGATACAGTACCGCCAGTCGAAGTATAAACGTAACCATTAGCAGCACCGATACCAACAGTACCGCCAGCCAGAGCACCATCGCACTTAACGACAGCAGTTGCGACAAGGGTAGCCTGAGCCACAGCAGCGTCGATACCATCAGCATCGATAACCGTGCCATCCTTCTGGGCCAGACCAATAGTCAGGGTACCCGAAGAACCACCCATCGCAGTAATCACAATGAGTGTAGCAGACTTAATGTACGCACCAGCGGGAATGAAAGCTTCATGCCCATCAGCCGCAGCCGTAATTGCAGTAGCAAAGTCAAAGTCCACAATAAGGTTCTTTACAGCACCCAATGTAGACAGACCAGCGCCTGTCTGACCCGCTTCCGGGTTCTTAAAACGGACTTCAAGTCCGTCAGAGTTGTTCCAATCAGCCATATTAATATCCTCCTATTAAACCGAGGTGTTCGAAAGAACAGTAATAAGGTTCTCCGGACGATAGAGCTTGACACCATAACGAGCGGTAGTCACAAACTCTGTACGCTGGAGGTCCTTATTATATTCAGTATCGACCTCAGGCATCTGTCTCCAAGCACCAATGAACGGAACAACCGAAGCATCAGCAGAGAAGAACAGGTTAGCCTTGAAGCCAGCGCAGCTAACAGTCTCAAGCGTTTCCGAAGAGATTGTAGCCAGACGCTGCGAGGTATAGACATCGAAGCCGTAGACGTTACGGACGAAGCGCATACCAGTCGCGATACCCGAAGAGACGATACCCTCGAACTGCGGATTAAAGCCCGAAGAACCGTTAATGATCGACGATGTTTCAATTGTGTAAGCCACAGAGGGGTCCACAATAGCGACACGGTTATTAGCCGAGACATTCGCAAGGTTCAGCGAGAGGTTAGCACGGGCAAAGTCAGCCACGTTAATAACCTGACTCGAACCAGTAGCGATATAACGATGCTTACCACCGTTAATTGTATTGGTATTGCCAGCCGTCTGCTGAGACTGAAGACCAAGAATGGCCTCCTCGACATGCTCCATGATAGCCCGCTCCTGCTCGGGCACAAAGCGCGAGACAAGTTCGTTCATGTAGAACATATCCTGCTCAGCCTTCTTCGTCACGTACGTACCCGAAGAGAGGTACTCAGTGATCTGGAAGGTAAACTGACCAGTGTCGAGAGGACGGTACTTAACCGCTTCGTCTTCAGCGTAGTCATCAACGTACGCCTGACCAATCGACGGGATCTTAAACGTATCGCCATCAGGGAACTCCTGAAGCCAGCGAACGTATGTCTGAGCCATAAGCTCATCACGCAGAATCTCCTTAAGCTCACGCGACCAAACTTCAGCGCGAGTAAGGAGAGAAACATTACCAGTTGTCATACCCGACATATCTGATTCTCCTTTATATTATGTTAAGAGTTGTAGAAACGATCCCCAAGTCTTTCTCGATCCTGAAGCATACTGTTCTGGATCTTAGGGGAATAGTACAAACTCCGGTTCTCCTTACGCATCTTCTGATAGTATTCGAAGGTACGGTCCTGAGAATAAGAGTTGAAGTTCTCACTACGAATTGTTGACTGGGTAGTAACACCAGTGGAAGTACTAGTCTTCTCACCCATCTTCTTAACTCCAATCAACTGAAAGAATGCTGTAGGGGATTCGGCTGCAATTTCCTTAAGCCTGTCGAGAGACATATTAAGCTCCAGACTCTTAGCCTTTAGGACATCCGCAGTCTTATCACCGTACTGCTTCTGCATCTCTTCCCCAACTACGGAGATATTCTGAGAGGCAGTCTTACTCTTTTCCTTCGCAGTAATCACTTTTTCTACAAGGGCTTCAAAGTCACTCGCGCTCTGAGTGGTGTTCTCAGTATTAGAGGAACTGGTTGTTACCGGAGTAGGCTGTTCTGCACCAGCTTCAGAACCCTTGCTCATCTGTTCAAGGAGACTCTTAGCGTAATCTTGCTTTGAGAGTTCTGCCCGAAGTTCGTCAAGCGTCTTAGTGATTTCACCAATGTGCCTATCGGCTTCAAGCTTACCTCTAGCAAGGGCTTCGATATCCCTAAACTTCTTGCCATCTCCTACCAAATGATCTACAAAAGACTCTTTTGTCTGGGTCTGTTGCGTTTCATTTGTCGTACTATCCGTGGTCGCGGAACTAAAAATGTCGCTCATTATTATTTTACCTCTTGGTCTAGGTGTAAGATATTAATAATTTCTGTTAAAGCCCTGTTGTAACCATTGCGGTCTGCTTGCTTATAAGCCCAACTAGGACTATCGTAATCATTAGCGATTACAATCTCTTTAATCTTGCTGTTGACAATCTGCTCAAGTTTATCTAGGACATTCTTAGCAGACTTGACTTCCTTCTTAAAACCTTCCTGTTCGTCTTTAGGAAGGTCCATAAACCAGATAGTCTTCATTAAATTCCTTCATCCATAGCGATTGCATTCTCTTCGTCAGCGATAAGCTGGACTTCCTGTGCAACCTTCTGTGTTTCATAATTCTCATAGATAGAGATGTTAGAAGCAAAGAGACTCTTTTCACCAAGCTCCTCAGCCATGATCCTAGCGAACTCCTTGCCGCTAAGATGGGCAGCAACAGAGGGATCAGAAGCCTTAAGCTGCCAAAGCTGAGAAAGGTTCTGTACTCTCTGCGCTCTCTCAGCAAAGTGCCTAGCACCCATCGGAATGATCTTACCGTTTGCTGTGATATCTTCCTTAGTAATTGTCTGGAAGATAGAGACAGAAAGTTCATCATCCATGACACGGATAACATCAGAGGCATCCATGTTTCTTCTGCTTGCCTCAAGCATAGCATTCAGGATAGGCTCTACGAAGATACGCTCAAAGTGCTGGGTCTTATTTTGGAAGATACGCGAGGCTGCATTCTGGAGAGAACTAATCTCGAATGCTGTCTTCTCACCCGGAGTTCTGATACCCATAGCTTCTCTCGGCGCACCAGCAAGTTGCTCCATCTTGTTCTCAATGACAGCAATCTGGTTATCAGCATTCAGTGCAGTTGGATCAGGGGCAAGGTAACCGACATCCCCTTCATCTCCGAGATAGATTCTTGTTCCCGGCTGGAAGTCGAAGTCTTCAACGTCACCCTTAATCTTTAGGACAGGGAAAGCAATCTGATCGAAGACATCCGCACGGAGGTTCTCAAGGTGATCCATTCTGTACTGGAGACCGACAAGGTTGTCTAGCGGTCCCATAGCATACAAGTTATCAGGACGCTCTCTCCAGCCAACGTGGAAGATAGGAGACCTACCCAGCCAAGAAGGGTTAGGCTTATCAGAAAGAACGTAGGATCTATCGACAACCTTAATGATCCTGTTCTTAAGCAGGGTATCCGTAAGCTTATCGTAGATATCCCCGTAGAATGTCAGGATCTCAACATAGTCGGAGTTATAATACTCTCGGATAGAACCAAAGCCATCTACGACAAAGCCATCGTTCTTATGGAGATCTGAATCGGAGTAACCCTGAATGGCATTCCTTGTGCCAATCATTCTATCGAAGACCTTCTTCATATAGTCTTTATTGGGGTCTTCCTCAATCATCTTCCGGGCTTCACCCATCGAAAGAAGAGAGCGAATGATCTTTGGTGTAACCTTGAAATCAGAGGCAACAGGGTTGAAGACTAGATCATACGGTGAGATTCTGATTACTCTCGGACCAATGTACCCCGGAATAATCTCATTGTTCTCAAGCTCTGTATAGTTAGCTTCCCAGTCTACCGTAGCAAAACAATTACCGTAGTCGATGTAATCAAGGACCAGCTTGGACATAACTACTTCAAAGTCAGACTGCTGTACCTTATTCTCCATATAGGCTTGGATAGTCTCACGCTTGATCTTAGCGTTACTTGTCTTATCCGAAGCCATCCACTTCATCCACTTATTCTGTGGGAACAGCGTAGCCATATAGTTAGCGTGGAGGTTATCTCTAATCTGTGTCAGCTTAGGAACTGTCGTACTATTCTTCCAAGGGAGAGAGTTATTGCTAGTCGATCTTGTATCCGTAGCAAAGAGATAGTTCCTGAGTTCCTTCCACTCCTCAAGCTTGCCAACACGCTGCTGATTCCAAAGACGCCACTTATCAGAGATCTCCGTAGCGATGCTGTCGGGGCTGATAATCAGCTTCATATCGAGAGTTGTACCAACCATTAGTGAGAAACCCCGCCAAATCTTTCAGAATAAATTATGTTATTATTCGATGGTCTCTTGTGCATATTAGAAGACGGCCTAACAGCAATCTCAATACAGGAAGCAAGAGCATCTTTAATGTCATCGTGAGGTGGATTGTTACTAATCAACTCCTCTTCCAGAAGCTGACAGTTACCACCCTTGTAATGGTATATACTCAGGTTATCATACCTTGGTTCAAGGACAGCAGCCATTCGCTCTTCCTTAGAACCAGAGTGCCTCGTTGGTTTATGCTCTTCGATCTTAAGCATAAGCCCATGAGGACGAATATAACTATCCTTTAACTCTTGAACAATCGCAGCCTGAGCCGCTGTTACTTCCGCTCGAAGCTTCTTAAAGTCCCATCGATTAAGGAGTTCAAGAATGTGACTGAAGTACTCAGAAATCTTATCTGTCCTGAATCGGTCGATATCCAGAACATAAACATTATTCTCAAAGTCTACGCCAATAACAACAATTGCGGTATAGTCTGCCCTTCGTCTAAGGCTGTACGCAAAGTCTACTGCCGCAAAAACATTTAACTTACGATCCCTATAATACCATGAACCATGTGTGTTTGTCAAGTGTTCTTTTTGATAGTACTGGAATTTATCGTAATCAATCGGTCGGTTATCAGGATCGTTAGGGTCGTTATAATACTGGGATCTAAACTGGGTCTTATCTAAATACTGCGCCCTCTTCTTGGCTAGGATCTGGATATCAAAGCCAAATGCCTTACCATCGTGTCGTATCTGACGGGGCCAGAGGAACTCACCAGTACCATCACCAGCATTCTCGACAGCCCTTTCGAAGGTTTCATAGATAGGTTCTGCTCCTATGATTTCTGCGGAACTATTGTAGATGTCCTCCTCCATACTGAGGAGTTCTGAGTATAGATCCTTGGGGTGGTACCGGGTACCCACCACCCATTCTCTAGCGTTAGCGCCCTCAATAGAAGACAAAAGAGAATACTGTGACTTAACTTTGTCTCTACCTTCTTGGGTATACGCATTTTCGTAGACTACAACGTCATCAAGGACAGCAATATCGCAGTGCAAACCAGTAAGCGAAGTCGTTAGACCTCCTGTAAAGATGCTGGGATCACGAACTGACTCAGCTTTTCTCTTAGGATGGTCAAGACTGATCTCAGTCATAGTCCACTTCTCTCTTTTACCTTCGTCATAGTGGACATAATCAGGCCAGTACCTACGGTGGATGTCCGAAGTAAAGATAGACTTAATAAAAGATAGCTGCTTCTGGGCTAGATTAGATGTAGCTGAGATATATAGCACTCTCAAAGTAGGATCTCTCGTTAATTCCCAAGCCACACGGTAGGCTACTAGGGCAGACTTACCATGATCTCTAGGAAGAAGAGTAAGCTGGTGTGTCTTAGCATCCTCACGGTTCCACCAACGGCAGAGTTCTTCATGAACGGAGCCTAGCACACGCTGGGGAGCAACAAGTCTAATAAAAGTAATTAGATCCTGTTCAGCAGCCTCTCTAATGTCATCAAGGTTAGCCATGCTACTGTAGCTTCAAGCCAATTCTTTCAGCGTCATCCTTGAAAGTCTTACTCGTCTCGACTTCCTTACGGAGTTCAGCGTTGATTTCTTCCTTACTGGGTCTACCGCGCTTCCCCTGCTTGTCAAGGTACTCGTTATCAGCGAGGTACTTCATAGCTTGGAAGGAAAGCTTCTCATCCTCAGTAGCAGCCTTAATAATAGAGCGCATAGCCCTAGCCTTCAGCTTAAGGTTAAGCTCCTTCCGCCACTGGTCTACGTGCTTTCTGATAATGGGAGACTCTAGGACTCTCTCCCAGTGCTTAAACGAACCAAGGGTAGTCATAGCAAAGTCGTACTCGGTTACATCCTCCATATGGATATAAACCTTCTTCATGCTTTTATACAGAGTACCATCAGCACGATGATCGTCTTCTTTCAATGTCCAAGATGTCCCGAAGATTGGTCTTTCATCTGGGAGTGTAGTCTCGTAGAACAGTCCTTTGGTCTGGAATGCAGCCATACTATTTACATCTCTTTCTGAAATGATCCCACTCACCACCCTGACGAACACACTTTTGGTAAGCCTTCTCTTCTTCAGGGGTCATTCGTTTACTTATGTACTTCATAGCAAATGGGATAAAAGCAATTAATATTCTAGTTCCAAATTCAATCCAAAAAGCAGGACGCTGTGCAGCAAGATAACCCCCGGCAAACATACCGATGAGGACAAGACTTATTGCAAATATCTCCTGCCAAGACATTAAGCAGTCTTATTAGGGATAGCCCAGACAAGGATAGGGGTCAGAAGGCTAACAACTGTAGCAACTGTCTCCTGACTAATCGTACCCAGATTGATACCGAAGAAGAAGTTCAGCAGGAAGATGCCCGACATAATCAGAGCAACGAGAGCCTTATCCATCGATGTAAACATTATAATCTCCTAAGTTAATTACGGATACTTGTTTCTAGGTAGTTCGAAGTGAGGACCGTCTTTAAAAGATTTCCAGTCTCCGCCCCAAGTAATAGGAATATTTTCTAGCTTGGCAGCTTCCTTAACAATAACAGCAAGCTTTGCATACAAGGGCCAGTCCCATTTAATCTTACCGTTTAGTGTAACAGCAAAGTCTACAGCCTTACTATAACCATCCTTACCGGGGATATGTCTAGAGTTCAGGGTTGTTGTAGCACCAGCTTTAAGCAGCTTCTTCTGTTCTTCTAGAGTTCTAGGACCACAGGTAATAACAAACCCAAAAGACTTATCTTTGATTAGTCTAGCTGTACGACGAACTACCTTAATAAGATCCGGATGGACTCTTTTAAGCTTTGCTTCAGACGAAGAGTTAATAACCATTCTTACGGTGTTCTCCAGTGTATATGAGAAGAAATCCACTGAAAAGCATACGGGATAGCCATACCAATAATAACAATGACACCACCGATATACGCAATCTTTTCTTTTATAGCTGTCTGGAATACCTGAAGTTCTTCTACTTCTTCTTTTAATTCAGCAATGTCCTTAGCACACTGCTCAGACTGAGGCAGACTTTTAATACCATCTTTCATGTATTCTTGATTGGCTTCAATTCTAGCCAACCTCTCCGCTACCTCAATCTGCCACTGTTCCATGCTTTATTACCCAATCATCTTAATGTCGGGATTAGTACCAATCGTTGCAAGAAGAATCTGACGGCTAACATCATTTGTCTTTACCATTTCATTTCTGAAACTTTCGACAGCAGCACCCGTCTGACGCTGTTGCTGGGAGTTCTCAATCATAAGCATTGGCATCCACGCCATAGCGCAACCCCACTCATCAATTTCCTTACCCGTGTTAGGGTTAGTACCACGGAGCTGAGTAAACCAAGAACAACCAAGACCCTTACAGTCTTCTTTAATAAGCGGGCAGAAGTTTGAAGGCTTAAGCTGCATGATTAATCCTTCTGAGCAATGATGAGATCGATGTACTTAACAGCCATGTCGATAGCTCCAGAGAATGTATGAGCGTGCGCGCCGCCACTGAAGGTGTGCGTGTGGCCCTCCCCGCCGCCGCTGTAACTAGCTAAACCTCTGTCAGCCCCAACACTTGTACCATAGAGGATGTAATTATTATTGGTGCTGTAGTTGACGTTGAAGTCAACATAGTTGGTACCCGACAAAGCACCTGCCGTGCCGCCGCCCCCACTAGCAACGTAGTGGGAGTGCGATGGGATTTGCGCAGTAGTGAGCGCATGGCTGCCCACCGTGCCCGTAACCGTTTCAGAGCTGGTCGAACCAGAGAAGCCTCGGCTTGCAAATGCGACGTCGAAGTCAATGGAACCACCAGAACCGACAGAGCCGTTTACAACGCGCAGAGCCCTATTATTGATGGTGGTATCCTTCGTCCAACCTGTCGGCGCTGATGTTTGCTGGAACAACATACGTGTGCCAGATGGTATAGTAGAACTCAGACTGTTTGTAACATAGGTTTGAGTAGCAAGTGTCTGCCCTTCAACAGCGATGACACCAGCAGATACTCTAGAAATTGTTGTATCCGAAGCATGACCAACTTCAATATCACCTGTCGTAACAAGACTACCAGAAGAGTTAACTGAAACTCTTAGAGTACCACCAGTGCTAATGCCTACTGTATCCGCTGCCGGAAAATAGACACCCGTATTCGTATCACCTGTAACTGAAATAGATGGTGCAGAGGCAGAACCAGCAGCATTAGAAACCTGACCAGTAAAGCTAGGGGAAGAAGAAATTTCACCTTCAACATAGGCTGCAATCTGAGCGCCAGTAACCTTCTTACTGGTCCCACTCTCATTAACTTCAAACTGCTGTGTACCGGATACCGATGCAGCGGAAGTTAGATCTGAGATTTTTATGTTAGCCATAAGTTAGTAAATCCTCTTCCAAGCATCATTCATGAACCTGTAAATACTAATCGGTGTAACCCATACACCTTCTTTATTAACAGAGGGAGATCCAATCTTCCAATTAGTTAGATACTTAACAAACAGTTCAGAGTTAAATGGTATATACGTATCAGTAGCAACGAGAGAACCAGTAGCGTTATTCTCACTTATGCTTTCTGTAATTCGAGTATCACCAGATTCGGTTACTCTGGTATCTCCTGCTTCTGTTAACCTTTCAAATGGTACAAGAATAGATTCGAATTTAGCATTAAGAATTGCCATATTTAATCTTTCTTAAGCAATAGCTAAATCTATATCGTTGATAGCAAACTCAAGAGTATCACCATCGTTAACAGTCTTACTTGCTGTTAGAGCACCATGCCACAGAAGATTATCAGAAGAATCAAGGATACCAATATGAGTAATTAAACCCCAGCTACCTCCAGAAGCTGTAAATGAAACGGTATTCGTATTGCTTGTTGTACCACCGGGAGAACTAGCAGCAGCGAATGTTACAGACTGGCGAGAATAGTTAAAGCCTGAGACTTCAGTACCACCACCTGAATCAGACGGAGGAGCAGTATACAATGCTACATTCCAATCAGTCGGGCGAGTAGCACTCTCCGTTGTCATTAACCAGTCAAGGATAAGTTTCTCAGAGTAATCTGATAGTGCAGCCATAATGTCTTATCCTATGAAGATACTTTAAACCAGACATCTCCGTCTTCACCACCAGAAGGAGAAGCTGTACTAATAGTAACTCGATTAAACAGAGCGAAGATATCTACACCGTTAACATACAATCCATCAGCATTCATAATCGAATTACCATTCATGTCTAAGTCTGCATTCATGGCATTCGGAGTAGATCCATCGAGGGAGAGTGTATTCTCAAACCCATTCCTAAGATTATTAAAGTTATCGTTTATGGTATCAGTTGCCTGATAGCCCGTACTAACTGTACTAATGTTAGGCTTCTTAGCCATTACAACCAAACCCTCGCGCGGTTATTTACGACAGCCGGATCAAAGAGGCACACCCCGTTCGGCCCCTCATACCCACCCGGAACACCGGGGCCGGGGATCGGCGTCCACACCATGCCGGGGATCAGCGACAGGATGTTCGTCCGCTGGAACACGCCCAGCAGCTTGCCGTCCTCGTCGTACTGCGGAAGGACAGTCGGGTTGCCCTCTGCATCGGGCGGTCCCTGCATCAGCAGCGCCACGATGGGGTCGATGGCGAGGAGGTTAACGTGATGCCCCGCGATGACAACCGCAGGAGTATCCTCCGTTGCAGGCGTCTTGGTGATCGGGCCGATCTCGTCGATGATGACGCCCTGATGCGGGATCAGGTTGCCGTTCTCGTCGAGCGTTGCCAGCATTGAGCCGTCAGGGAGGGCTGTCGTGGTCATGCCCGTGACGAAGAGTTCGCGGGTCGAACACCATGCGAAGATTTCGATAGCCATTATGCAGTCCTCGTCTGAAGTTCGGCGTTGGTGACCCTTCGCGGCAGATACGTGATCTGGCGGATGTGGCCGTTCCATTGAGTAGTGGTACCGCCACCATACTTTCCAATGTACAGATTAGATGCAGCCGTTGGGACCGCGCCGCTTGTGACGGGTGTTCCAAGTGTTCCATTAGCCGCCGCTTGGAAGTCGTTCACTTTATAGACGCCGCCAAACTTTGATGCAGCATTAGCAGGGAACGCATTGCTTATCGTTATAGTAGACCCAACACCACCACTCGCTACGTAAAGAGCGCCATTTGTAGTTCCTGAAACACGGTACATTTCAAAGAGGTTAGTGGCTCCTCCGTCACCTAGTTCAGCAATCACATTAGTAGTATTCGCTACACTGGGTAACGGGCTACCATTAGCCACCAACGTCCCCTCAGTCGCACTATACGGGAACGCTTGCGTTGATACGCTGGCAACATCAGCATTGCGGGTGGCTCCAGCGGTCGTGGCCCCGGTCGGGATGTAGCTGGTGGCGAAGGAGCCTTGCTCAATCTGACCGCCCCATGCGTAGATACCAGAAGATGCAACGTCATCAATCCATATGCCAGCAAGACCTGCAGACTGAGTTTCAGAAAGCGAGAACCGTTGCCATGATGTTGTAAGGTTGCATGTAACGGTGCCAACCGTTGTATTGGCGTCCTTTAAAATGACACTCGTCGTCCCTGTAACCGCTCGAAGCCAAATAGATTTGGTATTGTTCGACGCTCCAGAAACCGCAGCAGCGGGAGAAATGACACCTGCCGTGCCATTCCCCACAATCAAGTCAGCAGTCATTGTTCCGTCAGGCGCTACAGCCTGATTTACAGTAACAGTAACGCCTGCCTGCACTGTCCACTGCGAGATGTCGGCGCTATAGGTCATGAGGTTCGTCCTCTGCTCCTCCACCAGCAGCCCCTTAGCCGCCAGCGTCACCGGATCGTAGTCCAGTCGCGGCCCGTAATACGCAGCGGCAGTCGGTGCGGCTCCGTAGTTGGGGGCGTAGGTGTCGAGGGACGCGCTGTCGGAAGCCTGCGGACGCCAGACAAGCAAATCAGCAGTGTCAGAGGTCGTGCCTTTGACAAGAAGAAGTTGGAAGAATTCCGCCGTCCCAGTTGGTACTTTGACAGAACTCAGGCGCGTCCACTCGCCAGTTACTGTAAGCGTAGCCGGGGTGCCACCCGGAATTCGGAACCCCATAATTGTTTTTGTGGAGCCATCGTTTGTTTTGACCCAAGCGGAAAGTGTATATGGGGTGTTAATGACCGCTGTGTATGACTGGTAAATCTGGCTCTGACCGCCTACGCTAGCGGCAGAAACATCAAGCTGGATGCGTGTAGCGGTTTGTGTACCATCAGGGGCAATACCAAAGTTTGGTGTCTTTATACCGTTAGCCCCACCGAGCGAATTACCCGCAACCCAAGCCGCATTGCTGAAATCTTGGGTAAACCCAATCAAATTCTTCGGCGTAGTCGGGTTGTACATCGGGTACGCGGAGGTGTTCGCCTTCATGCCGCCAAGGTCGCTGCGGTAGAGGTGTGCGCCCCAGAGGTGGAACGTGCCAGTTGCAGATGTAGCAGAACTGTATGCAGAACTTGTGCCGTCAACAACCTGTACCCACGCGGCGCTTCCTGCTCCAGTAAATGTCGCCGTGATATAGTACCAATCAGAGCCTACGTTTGTAATTGCGCTGCTGAGAGTATTGGTTCCCTTGGTCCCTACAGCGTTACCAGTGATGTCAAAATTCGCATAAGATTGAACATCAATATTCTGCAGCAACTGAATGTATCTTACAGTCCCACTTGCTATCTTAACATAAACCCCAATGACGCACTGAGCGGCTGTAGACGCTATTGTCTGGTACAACACTTTAGCCGCAGTACCCGCACCAAGCGTCACAGTGTCTGCTGTAGTCGTTCCGTTTGGAGCTACGGCGTTATTTGCGGAAATAGTGCAACTCGCCGCCTTCGTCCAACTCGCCGCATCAAACTGCTCAGACGCCAGCAGGAGGTTATGGGGAGCCCACTTGATCTTGCCGTCGCTGTCCGTGAGGGTGGCATTCGACGTGCGCGAGAACGTGATTAGGTCTGTAGCGATGCCTGTCTGTACTGTTGCCATTCTTATTAATACCTCAAAGAGTAAGTGTTATCAGTAAAGTCTGTCGCAAAGACACTAGACTCAATTGTATTCGGTGTAAGACCAGTCAACTGTTCCGCTCCTGTAGCATTCTTAATCGTGTAGTCATTACTTATAAAGTCAATGCTCATGCCAACCCAGTCGTTATAGATGAGAAGCTCAGAAGAGGTTAGGAGACCAAACATATTCGTAGCCCCGGTAGGAGCGTAGAGACCAGTATAAGTCGTAAGGCTATTCTGGGTTACCCCACGTAAGGCTCCAGACGGATGGTACCTACCGAGACCAGTACTGTCAATGCAGACGTTAACTGATCCATCAGGTGCGTAAAGACCAGTATAAGAGGTACCGGGAACAAGAGTAACTCGCATAGCCCCAGATGCAGCGTAAAGACCCCTGCTTACTGAGGTATCGTTTACGACTACATTAATAGAACCTGATATAGCATAGAGGGGCATCGGCTACCTTTTAGTGGAGACACAGATAAAAGATTAATATATGTAAAGCCTACCTTAGGTATATCCTTCAGTTAAAGACCTTTATGGTAGAACTCATGAAGGATTATCTACTCAGGTTACTATCTAATAGTTTAACTAGAGTTTAATAATCAATTAGGATAGATACCTTAACTCTATCCCCCGGGTTTAACAATATGTATCATTATAACATATCCCCGCCCCCGGAGTCAATACCCTTTCTCTATTATTACAGAAATTTAATAATATATTTATCTTGACAGGGTATTCCAATAGTAAGTCCGATTGTCTAGAATTTCTTCTAGAAAATTTCATGGTGTGATTAAGGGGGATAGGAGGTAGTCAAACCCCCGCCCACCCGTTTAACCCTATGCTAGGACTTTATTCCCAAGGGGAAGCCCTAGGAATATATTCACATGGTAGGACACTAGGATTAAATCCATATAGGGTTATGTTCCTACGGGTATAACGCTAGGACTATATGCATATGTCATACACCAGGAATACTATCCTATCCTTCTTATCCTATTGATCTTATTCCTATCTTGGGATTATACATTATGTCAGCATCACTGTCCTATTACAGGTACACCTATACTCTCTTTAACTATCTGGTACTACGGTTTCCGACCAACTGGTACTAGACGCAATTTCCAGCTTTCGCCTATTCTGAAGGTTCTATTTGCTGTTTCAAATCGTTAACGCCTTACTCGCTCCGAAAGGGGAGGGTTGACCTGTGACTATTATGGGTTTGCGAGTGGTAGAAGCCAGAGAGCTGACACTTAGCAAATGAGCGATAGACCATAGCCAACCTAAACCGGATAACGCCTTACAAGCGCGGGGTGAGCTAGGCTAGTCCCTCAAGTCTCAGATTTTCCCACGTGGGATTTGAGGGACTAGCTTCTAGTCCGTAACACTGGAAAGAAAGTAAAACATTATGTCTATTAACTATATCAAGGCTGCTAATGAAATTGCCAAGCTTTACGTTGCTCAAGGCAATGGCCTGATCCAACTATCTGACAAGTTGCTTCATGCTCTTAGGGAAGCTGAGAGCAACGGTACCGATGTGAATATGGTGTGGGCAAGCATCGCTCGCACTAACAACTGGAGTGACCGTGACGCGGGTCTTGACGGCAATCCGATGCCTAAGACGCTTGCTAACTATCGGTCTATGTCACGGAAGGCCATTCAACTTGCCGTAGGACACAACTACTCGGACCACGCCGCATGGAAGAAGGCCATTGCCCAAGCGAACAAGTTATCTAAGTCTCAGGAAGCGGAGGAAACGCCGCGTATCCCCTCAGTTGATCTTAATGAAATGGAAATGCCCTCTTATGTGGAGCATATCATTAAGAAGCGTTTGTCTATGACAGAAAAGAATATCAAAACCTTTGACTCAGTAATCATCAAGGCAATCGAGAAGTTTATGGAAGTTGCCTAACTCACGTAGTAAGTAGAAACACCAAGGGGTCATCCGAAAGGATGGCCTCTTTTTTCGTGCCTAATTCTAGAATATAATCCTACTCGTTTTCCCATGTGGGAAATCAGTTCTTCTTTTTTTTTTTTTAATTGTCTAGAAGGTAGCTAAGGTAAAGAGGTGTCCAAATGGAAATGTTTCTAACGGCTGGTATGTATGTCTTGATGGTGGCAATCGTAACGCTGCTTTATCTAGAAGGCAGGAAAGGAATCTAACATGGCAAAGTATCCGGGTTATTTCTCAGATGAGGATGGTGAGTTTGTACAACTACCATATAAGTGGGAGATATGTTCTCAATGTCAGGGTGATGGTAGGTCTTCTGCTTACCTTGGTTCTTTCACTTGGGATGAACTCAACGAACAAGGCGATGAGTTTATAGAAGACTATTTTGCTGGTGATTATGACAGGGTGTGTGAGTGCTGCGAGGGTAGTGGTAAGATAGTAGTACCGGATCATAAAAAGATGACGGAGGAACAAGAGAAGAAGTATCTAGAATATATGCAAGCTGAGATAGAATATGAATCAGAACGTAGGGCAGAGATGCGCTACTTCTATGGTGGTAATCGCTAACATATTGAAACGGAAGGGTAATATCATGACGCTAGAAGATTACGCAAAAGAGTATGTCAAGACGGTGATGTCTCAGCCTAATGGTTGGGGTCAGTGTATCCATCCTACACTCGGTAGGTCAGATGAAATTATGATTAGGATGTACCGATTGTTTGGTGGTGTACCTTCAGAGTATGCGATTGAGGCAGAGTTCAAACTTATCAGGAAGGAAGTATGACATGGCTAGGAATAAGTACGTCTACGTAATCATGGCTCATAACTCTACGTTTGGGTCTACTTACATCTCACGTATCTGCTCTAATAAGAAGAAGGCAGCAGAGGAACAAAGGTATATTGAATCTGTAATGCAGGGTGAGCCTGTCGTTTACTGGACTAGCAGGGAGAGGGTATCGTAATGACTATGATTGTCTATTACAAGTCCAAGAAGGAACTAAAAGAACAGGTAGGTAAGCCTCTTAAATATGTAGAGACTAGCCTGTTTGGTCC